CGCTTGCCCAAACCCACTTTTTTTTTATTAATTTCAGCCAAGTACTCCTTGCGGATTCTCAGTTCACAATTGAGTCTATCCCAAGCCTTTTCTGGATCTATTCTTGTTAAAATCAAATCATCTCCAGCACGGCCTCTGTCATGCCAGTAGCCATTCCAAAACTCATAGAAGTCTTCAAACTGCAAGTCATATTCTTCGCCGCGAAACTTGGCCTGGGCTCGGTGTGCTTGCCAAGGATGGTACATGTCGTGTTTATAGGTATCTGTGCCCACAATCCAAATATGTGGACGCAGTCGACCTGGGCCGCCTCTACTCACTGGCCTGTGCCTTTAAAAAAGCATCTAATTTGGTATACAACTGTCCAATACCCTGTAGTTCTTCCGCACGGAATGCGCCGCGTGTTGACGCAATCTCAATGATTAATTTGAAACTTTGTATGTCTTGCATGGTCATTTCAGCGGCTGGTGCTGGCTGTGCAGGTATTTTTTGGCCCATAACTTGTGCTCCGGGCGGCAGTTCAGACACCACAGTCATTTGGGGTTGTGGTGCAGTTGTTTTCTTAGCGGGTGCCTTTTTAGCGGCAGGTTTTGTTGTCTTCATATCTTTCTCCTAGTAATGTATTTATAAATGATTAAAAAAAAGCAGTTAAAATAGATTAGATCTTAATGCGTTGTGCATAAAAATACGCTGATACCAAATCACTGGCGTAGTCTTCGTCATAGCAAAAATAATAACGAGCTGTTTTCAAACCTTGTTCTTGTTTCATGATTTCAAATGCTTGATCCAAGACTTGTTGTTCAGTTAGGCCAGCGGGTAATTGTTCTAAAATAGTCATTTTGTGCTTTGTTGTGTTCATGTATGTATTATATATTTATAAGCAGTTGAAGTCAAAGCAATTGGTAAGATTACTTCTTGGCACGCCTGGCCTTTGCTCGTTTTCGGGCTCGGGCGGCTCTTTCTTCTGTCGTCTTATGTGTTGGATGTGTAATTGGTTTCAGTGTGGTCACATAGGACTCAAAGCCAGCCAAAATATTAGTGAGTCTAGTGGGTGTGATTCTGTTGCGTTTTTGGTTGTTCTCCAAGGCACCAATATACATGTTGCACCCTCTGTGTAGCACTGCACGGATTTGGCCAGTGGTGTGGCAATGATCCAGAACTGCTTCTTGTGGATCCAACGGCTGTTGGCATATGGCACACAGGTTATTTTGTTCTGCCAGTAGTTGTAATCTAACAGTGCGTATTTCACTGGCTCGTAATTTAATCAAACACATCTCCATATTTCAATGCCGCTAGGGTATGTGTTGGGCTACCTTTTAGGATAAAGAAACATTGATAGTCGTCACGCCATTCACAATCAGGAGCAGTGTGTAGCCATTTAATTTCTTCGCCATGCTGAAGTAAGGAAAACAAATCAATTCGCAAATATTGGTATTTCACTGGATTGTATCTCTTTAACCTGTTTGCAACTCAACCATTGAATATGCTTGTTGCATTGCACACATCTCAAAGCCGCATAATGCGGGCCAAACCCGCGAGTCAAATGTATTTGAACTGGATGCTTATCGTGTTTAGTAATTCTAGTTATTGGCATTTTGCTGAGCCCTTTGTTCCGCCCATGTCAAAGGCCGAGACCTTTTATCATACCGGGGGTTTTGCCAATTGTCCTGTGCTCTTACACCTTGTGCTTTTTGTTTGGGTGTTACATACTGTTCAAACAAATCAAACTCATGCACCCAGTTTTGTAATTTAACAGCACCGCTCCATCCCCGATCATCTGCATCCCACCAAATCACAACCAATGTGTCTGGTTCAACTTGAACTGTTTTTTTGTGGGCACCATAGCCTGGATTAAGATGCAGTTTACCAATGTAAGGCCAGTTGCCTGTCATTGCCTTGATGCGTTTGCGTTCTGCCATGGCCACATCTATGATGGCTTGTCTGTTTGGCCCAGGCACATGCTTCTTAAAATTACGCAGATCTTTAGTGAGGCTTGCAATAAATTCAGGATTAGTGCCATCAGTCAAGTTCAAACGCAATTTGTATTTGTAGCGTTGGGTGCTGGCTTCACCATTGTCAAACAGTTGAAAAATGCAACTCTTGATTTGATCTTGATCCAAAGGTGTAGGTGCTCCTGCTGCCAAAGTTGTACAGGGCAAAGCCCCTTCGCCGTTGGCGGAGTCCAGAGGACTTGCGAGTGGTGCTGCCACGAGAGAGGCGTCTGCCTCGATGCCAGATGAAATAGGAAGAAAGCGATTCTCTATGTTTTCTTTCTTATTTTTATTCTCTTTATTATCTATGTTATAATAGCCTACACCTTTTTCTAAGTTTAGACTACTGGATTGTTTATTTGCCATTGTTAATCTCCGTTACAATGTATTTATTATACATTATAGAAAAGCCCTTGTAAAGAGGCTTTGGCCCCAATTACGCCGAACGATTAACTACTCGGACTCTAAAGTTTCTGCGATCAGTCAAGCCACCAGCTGTGGTCACTGTGCAGGTAACCACATAGATTTTGTCCACTTGTCCAGCACTCAGCTTGACATAAGTGTATCTGGCTGAAGTTATGCCGCTGGTGACTTGAACCAAAGGCGCTGGGTCATTGGCACGAACTTGCAGTGCATAACTGGCAGTGGTTATGGTGTCGCCTGATACTAACCAATCTGCCCAATCGAATGTGTAAGTCAGTATGGCGCTGGGATCCTTTTCGGTCCACAGTTGTTGATTTATGATTTGAAATCCTGTTGTCATTTGTTGTTCCTTGATATGAAATCGGTTGCTTAATACTGTTGTTCAATTATGTATGTGCGTTCATCCAGTTCAATGCGCCAAACGGCCAAGCTGGCTGGTATCACATAGATTCTTTCATCAGCTGGTATGACCCAAATGTCACCTTCCAATGTGAGCGGTTGTGTCTTGTCATAGATATAACTCCACAACACACGAGTACTCAAGTTGGCTTGTGCTGTGCCTCTGACCACGCCAGCAGTTGCAGTTATGGTGCTACGAGCAATAATAGCCGCGGCGCCTTGCTGTGTGACTGAACGAACTGCACTGCAAGTCAAACTACTTCTGGAAGTCAGTACTGCTTGTGCCTGTACTGCTTTTTTGCCAATAGTCAACTGAGTATTGAATGCCTGCAATGCTATGCTGGCACCGCGAATTCTGTTTGCAGCCGTGCTGACAGTTATCTGAGCATCTAATGCTGAGTTAACAATACGAGTCGCTAGTACGGTAGCGACCTGAGTAAAATTACTTGAGATTGTTATTAGTGTTGATTTACTTACATTAACTCCAGCTAAAATCTGTGTAGTTGTTGTTAAAACAGCGTTAAATTGTTTAACTTTGGTTGCCGAAACAGTAGAATTACTAGATGAGGTTATAGAGGCAATAGCTGATACTGTTTTCTTTGCAGTTTGTTGGCTGGCAAATGATGATGCCAACTGTGCAGAATAATTTTTTAATCCAGTTGTGGTATCTTCTAAAGAATTATCAAAATGCAATAAGAAAATTGTTGTGGGCTCTGTGCCATCAGCAATGGTTGAATCTTGGTTGTAATTTATTACCTGGCTTGTGCCTTTGGCAAAAAACAATTCATCTATGTACGCACCATTGTCTTGATTAACCACAAACGGTTGCTGACTGCCAACAAAGATAGCATTGGTATAATAGTCAGCGGCCAATTGTCCAATATTGAGACTATAGTTAGCAGTGGTTATATTGGCAATATTGGAACTGTTGGTAAATTTAAAAGTAATTACATTATTGCTTCTATAAACTTCATAGTGGTCAAATGCAGTTGAGCTTGGGCTAATTTGATTACCATTAGTGCCATCAAAGGTTGTGTTGATTATTTGATTGTTGTAGGCAAAATAAGGTACTGCGGTGTTTCCGCCAATGTTGATTGTGCGTATGCCAATTTCCCAACCAAAAGGCGCACCAAAGTCAGTACTGGCACCACCATAACGAATTATAGGATACTTGGCTCCCAGCGTGGCAACATTCACAGTGCCGTATCGGATCCAAGCACTCAAATAAAAGTCTTGACCAGCTGACATCCAAAAAGTAGTGGCACCTTGTGGATCAATACGCAGGGCTTTGGCTTGGCTGGTGTCAAACGGAGTTCTTAAACTGCCTATACCATACTTTTTGATATCAGTGACTAATCCATAATTAGGCATCTAAGTCTCCCACTATGGTAACGCGAACTCTGGAGCTGGTTCGACTTATTGTTGCCAGGGCTGTGTTTACCGCACTGGGTCCAGTCAATGAAAAAGCCGCTGATGTGGCGGCTTGAGAGGTGCGTAGTCTGCTGGCAGCAACAGCCAAGGCAAATGCTGAATCTTCTTGACTCAACACATACACTGTCTTGGCACCACTTGCTGCCACAGTGAACACACCTGTAACTGCAATATTTGCATTTCTAATTCTGCCAGCGGCTGCTGTGAGTTGTGCATTGGTAAACGCAAACAACTCCAACAGGCTTCTTTCAACAGCTGACGCAGTTTGTGTGAATGACACAGCCATCACCACTGCCGCACCACGAATCACACTGGCTGAACAAGTGCTGGTGATTTGAGTATTTAAGGGTACTTCAGTGTCAGTTACACGAGTGAAATAAGTTTCATCAATGTAGCCCGCTTCAAAGTAACTAATGTCTATGGCACTCATATTTTATTAACTTAGTTTTGTAATGTTCAACCATGTGTTAGCGGGTTGGCCATCTGGTCTCCAAGTGCCTACTGCATTTCCAAGGCTATATGCCCGGCATTGTATTTTAGCAGTTTGAGTAAATGTCACAATACCACTTAATGGAGTTGCTACCTGTAATGCATTTGCAACAGCAATACTACTTCTTCCGCTGCCGGTTTGGCCGATACCGGACAAGTTAAACGGGTTACGAACCGTATTGGCCAGTGGCCCCACACAATATTTCTTACTAACTGAATCATACAGCATGTATTTTATGTAATTGGAATTGCTACTAACTATACCAAATCCATTTATTCGCCAGTCAAAGAAATAAGTACCTGCGGCCACATTTATTACCGTTGAACTGTAAGGACCATCAGCACTGCCTCCAAGCCAACTTGGAGTATAATACGGAGCCTCATCTATTATGTTCCTTGCTGAAAACTCTGGATTGTATGCTATATCTGCTTCCGTGGTGTCAAGGTTATTGAAAAAATCCATACCTATTACAACCATGTCCACGCCACCACCGCCACCACCACCGCCTGAGCCATTAGCGGCTGCGGTGATGCGACCTTGTGCATCCACTGTGATGTCGGCTGAAGTGTATGAGCCTGCTGTTACCGCAGTGTTGTCTAAGTCTATAATCAAGGCATTGCTGACCACTTTACTGGTAGTGGCAGTGCCTCCTGAAATCTGGAACGAATCATTAAGGCTATTCGTAATTGTGCCTGTGTCACCTGTGACGCTGATAGTAGCGTCATCTATATTTGAAAAGTTTGCATCTAATTCTGCGCGAGTTAAAGGCGATCCTTTATTTGCTCGGGTTACTATTACTGGCTTGGTCATCGTTTTTCCTTATGTTATAAACGGGATAGAAGGGCAGTTGCCTGCCCTTCCCTTGTTTGCCTAAATTACTTCTATTTTATTGGAACATTGGCAAGTAGTAATTGCTACCACCTACATCAATCTTTAACCAACTTGCTGGTGTATCTAGTGTACCTTCGAAATAACTTGTGTTATAAGTTGAAGGAGTACCACTTGTAGTAGATGTTTTTAACGGACCTGCTAAATTAATCTTACCTGTGCCTGCTGGTGTAAGTGTAATATGTCCACCAGAACTAATGTTGTCAGCAACAACAATAGTACCGCCTGTGGCTGACTTAACAGTCATGCTACTTGTACCATTTGTAGTCAATGTAACATTGCTGTCCAAATAACCAAAGGTGTTGGTGTTGGACTTGAACTTCATGCCATAACTGCCGCTGGCTGTTTCAAATTCAAGATCTTGGTTAGAAGTGCTCTTGATTTTGAAAGTGGCCATGTTCAAATCAGCAGTAGCAGTTGCAACAAATGAACCTGTTGGAGTTGCAAAACTCAAGTTACCTGAACCATCTGTCTTCAAGAATTGATCTGCTGAACCATCTGCACTTGGGAAACTATAAACACCATAGAAACGAACCTTACCAGTACCATTTGGCGTCATTGTAATGTTGCCATTAACACCTTGGTTGATAATGATTTGTCCGCTGTCAGTACCGCTGTTGGTGTTTAAGATTAAATTGTAAGCACCATTGGAAGTAATTTTACCACCTAATGAGCCTGAACCAACTCTAACAAAGCCAGTACCATTTGGAGTCAATATGATGTCGCCATCAGTTGTGCTTGTGGTAATTGAATTTGTACCCATGTTCAAGTTGCTGGTGGCAGTTCCAACGAAACTGCTGGTTACTGTGGCAAAACTCAATTGTCCTGAACCATTGGTTTTTAGGAATTGGTCTGCTGAACCGTCTGCTGTTGGGAAAGCATATGAATTATTGAACTGAACTTTACCAGTACCGTTTGGAGCCAATGTGATGTTGCCGTTGATGCCTTGCACCATTGTGATAGTACCAGTGTTGACGCCTTGTGCAGTGGTCAATACCAAGTTGTAAGCACCGTTGGTTGTGATTTTACCACTGTTTGCACCGTCGCCCAGCACAATCCTTCCTGTACCATTTGGTTGTAATAGGATGTCGCCATTTGATGTGCTTACAATTGGGTTGCCGTTTACATTCAAACTGCCGCCTAGGCTTGGATTTGCGTCTGCTGAAACAGTAGCAATACCACCTGCTGATTGGGCAACCCATGTCAACACGCCAGCACCATTAGTACGCAACACATAACCACTTGAACCGCCAGTAATTGTGACATTACCCACTGTGCCCAAGTTAACAGTGTCACCTGAGAAATCACTAGCACCAGTACTGAAGAATGCTGATGCAATAGTTTTATTAGAAACCATGCGGTCAGTTGCGCTGGCGTAGTTGAATGTAGCATTAGCACCATCAATAGTTAAACCAGCACCATTGGCAGCAGCCGCATTGGCAGCACCTTTGGCCACTGTAATGTTCAAGTCAGCAATGTCCACAGTTGTGCTGTTCACAGTTGTGGTTGTGCCGCTGACTGTCAAGTTACCGCTGATGGTCATTGGACCAGTCACAGCCACTACACCAGTTCCGTGTGGATCCAGTTCAATGTTGCGGTTGTTGCTTGTGGTAACAATTTTGAAAGTGTCTACTGCTAAATCACCGCCCAGTGCAGGTGCAGTTTCACTTGACAGCGTTCTACTGTTGGCAACTGTTACTTTTTTTGTTGTGTTGTTACCTGTGATGGTGACGCCTGTGCCGGCCTCAATTTCAAAGGTGTCGTTAAGGTCATTGATTACGCTGGTACCACCTGCCAATACAGTGATGGTTGCGTTCTTTAAATTATTAAAATTACTATCGCCTTCAGTGCTTGTTAGTGGTGCACCTTTACCGGCTCTAGTTACGATTACTGGTTTTGTCATGTTTGTCGCTCCTGAGGATGTGTCATGACTGACACTATGATATCATTGTGTGTACCCCGCCATGAGGTACACACTTATTTAGATAATATTGCGTTAAAGTAATATTACCACAGTTGACTATTAGGCCAAGCTGATGGTCAAGTTACCACTTGTTACCTGGAAAGTATCTCCAGTGTCTATTGTCTTTGAAGTTGTAACAGCGCCGTAGAACAGCACATTGCCAGCGCCACGAGTTGCTGAGTCAGTGATGGCCACATGAGTAATTGTGCCCCATGATGCTGTGGCAGTGTCAAATGTCACAGTGGCATTGGTAGCACTGGATCCACTTGAAGCCGCGGCAAATGTCACTGCCTTGCGAGCATAAGCTGTTGAACCAGTTGTTACTGTTTCGTCAGTCAATGTGCCAGCTTCTAAGTTGGTAGCGGCATTGCCTGATGTGTTGTTGAATAACGCCAAGTACAGGGTAGTTGGTGCGGTGTATGGTGCTGTGGAATAGCGTAGGACATGGTCCAATACTTTATTCTCTAAGAAGTCTGAGGCTGCTGTCATTTTATGTTTCCTTTAAGGTTGTATGTCCAATTGCAATTGGTATTGTTATTTACCCCAAACAAAAGAAAACCCTAAGAAAACCCAAAAAACCAGTTTAAAAGTTTTATTGATTATTGAAATCTAAATACAGCATGGACAACAAACTATTAAAAGAATTCATTGCAAGTGTGGCAGACATCAAAGAACTCAAACCCGTCACAGACGGCAGCAGACCGCCTGAGGATGGTACACAAGTTGTGTATCAAGGCCAATGGATTGAAATTGATCGCAAAAACAACCCCAGCTTGGGTTTTAAATTTATCCGGTTAAAGCCAGTGCAACGCTTGTGCCAATTGGGCTGTGGCGATATTGTGCCGGATCAGGTGATTGAACGCAGACATGTACAGTATCCACATCCACATTGGAAGACTCGTTGTGCTACTTGTCACAAATACTTGATGCCCACGGGTGAATTGGCTTTGAACAGCGGGTCAGCACAGCGGGCCTATCATGCATGGGCTAATAGCCAAGGTGCTGTGTCGGAACCACACATTACTGAGCATGAAGATCACACTGAAATAATCACAAACAACAGCATTATAAAGAAGTATAGATAAATAAAAGTGTTAGGGAGGTGTGTGCTACAAGGCGCACAGAAGTGATGCAATATCATTTCTCCTCTACCGATCGGGCTACAGCCATTGCCCTATCTCCAATTATAATCCTCCCTAACACCTTTAATACCTGCTATAAGCGGGTATTTTTTTACCAGTAATTATCTGGGCAAGACACAATGGGTATTAACACCTTGGCTGGCATATAGCAACCACATACATTACAAAAACTGGTGTCAGGGTTAAATTTAGCACAATTTTGACACTGTGCTAATCTATCCTTTGCATATCCAATAGACAATATATATTCTAGTTGTTTTCTACTGATCATGTAATTCTAAACAAACTCCATTCAGCTGAAGCAGGACCTTTTGTAACAAACCAAGAATTATTTGTCACAGAACTTGTTGCAAAACCAGCTGTTGTGTTAGTATATTCTGTGAAATAAGCCAAACTCCAATTGCTCTTATTATAAACATACCATCGTGTTTTTATATTATTTGTATTTGAAGTATCTCCAGAATAATAATTACTTCTTACAATCAAGTAAGTATCTGTTAACTTCATAACTTGTCCAAATTCTGTGTAATAAGATCCGCCTGAGGGGTATGTACCAGTACGGGTTTCAGGGTCTGAAATTGTAGTTACTAAACTGCCATTACTTCGATTATGGATATAAATTTTGCCTCGGCCATAACCACCACTGCCGCCTCCGCCGCCTGCAAATACTTGCCCATGTATGTAAACATAGTTGGCGTCTATTCTAACTTCAGTTCCATATCCAGTACCAAGGCTGTCATCGTAATCACCAGCAACCGCTGAAGATGAACTAACAGGAGGTAGTGGATTTGATATGGTATATGATTTGCTGGCAAAACTATTGCTAAAGTCGAAAATATGTACTTGTCCAAAATGGTTTACGCCGCCAGTCACATTGTTTGCATACCTTGCTCCAGCCACTGCAACATAATTTTCATATTGGTCAAAGCCTTTATCAAACCTTGCGGCATTTCCGGTAAACAAAGTTTCGCCAAGTTCAGTATCAGTAATATTTTGAATCACAGCGCCTGTGGTCATATTAAAACATTTGATACCACGGCTTCGTGTGCTGGACAAATATTTGTTAACAACCGTTAATTTATTAGGCGATCCTTCCTGAATATATAATCTTTGGCCGCCGCCTTCAAGTACTCGCACTGAGGCCTTGCTTGTTTTATCGTATATCCAAGTTCTTGGTAAACTATCTGTACTGGTTTCAGATAATGAAATAGCAATATAAGAAGGAGAAACTGTAGTTCCTTCTCCAAAACCAACGCCATTAAATGCATCCGAAGCTGATGCTTGTGTAAATGTATGATGTAATGAACCATCAGATATGTTATACACATAAACTGGCGAACTGCTGATATCGCCTGTGTTGGTCCAAGTATTGGCAGCAAACGGATTATGACTGTGCGGTGCAATTGTTGGGCCAACAATGTAATTTGCATCTATGGAAGATGGATAAGCTGAAGTATCAATTGTAAATTCACGACCGCTGGCAAAACTAACCAACACACGAACTCGTATTGAACTGGCAGCTGTGATTGTTGCAAATCCGCCTGCTGTACGCACAGGATTAATTGTGATACTGGAAGAGCTGGATAAGAATGCTCTTTGTGTCTTGACAGCATCACAACTAACTGTGATTGTAGAAACAAAATTAGCTTGGCCAAATTTCATTTTGCTGCCTATAACGCTAGTTGACACAGCAGTTGACATGGCGCTGGCCAATGGTTGTATTCTAAGTCCAGTTGTTGTTAGACTAAATGTGCTTTGGCGTCCAGCGGCAAAGAACTGGGCTCTGGTGACCTGTGCTGTTAATGTGGCTCTGGCTGTGATATTAGCAACCGCAGTGCTATGAATTTTACCAACAATTGGATATAGGAAGAAACTGTTGGGAAATGTTGGCCAATCATTACCCCAATATATATTGCTGGCAAAATCAACATACGGACCCACACGGGTAAACACAGTCATTGCAACTTGGCCAGTTCTGCGTCTTCCGGCTGTGGTGGATAAACTACTTGTGGATTCCAACGCCTTACCAAAGTTTCTTGTGCGGGCATTGTTAATAACAATAGTACCTGAGGATTGTTGTAATGATATCAAGTCTTTGAACAATGGCTGTGCTGCCGTACTAAAAGCAAATGCAGAGGTATTTAAGAATCCGTTAAAAATAAAATTATCTGCATCTTTAAAAAGTTCGCTGTCAGATATCAAATAATAATTTGTATCTGCTTGCATTATTCCACGAACATCCAGTGTGATTGTTTTTTGATCTACCACACCATTACTGGTTATATCAAATGTTTTTAGTAAAGTTCCGTCAGCTTTGTACAAACGAATATAGTATCCAATGTATCTTGTTATTTTTCGATTAAACACCAAACGAATATAATCATTGACTAAGGTGCCACTTTGTCCTGCTGTGGGTGAACTGCTGGCAATGCCCAGTGGAGCATTTGTTGTGTAACTGATGGTATTGGCTGCACTTTGAACTATTTCATTTTCATTAGAAATACCATCAGCGGTTGCTTTTGTTTTGGTAATAAAAAAGCCTTCTGAAAATTCAAAAGTATAATTGCTACTTTCCACAAGAGGCAATCCCAGCGCCTCAATGTCCACAACTATTTTAAAAATTGTTCCAACATTAAGACTAAATTGTGGAAAATTCTGATTAGACTGGAAACTTTCTATATAAAGCGGAGTAAAAACAGATACTGTGGTAGCCGAAGCTATGCCGCTGCCAGTCACAGTGTATCCTACAATAGATTGATTACCTATGTTTTCTAAAGTGATTGTTGTGGCATTAATAGGATAGGTACAGCCAGTGGCAGTCAAAGTTGTTAGGCCATTTGCACTGGTTAAAGTTATTGTTTGATTATATCCAGCGGCAGTGGTTGCAGTACTCAAAGTAATTTGTGTACCTCTTACATATTGACCTAAACAATTTATTGAAGAAGTAGCAACAAGGTTTGCAAGACCTTTCTTCAAAGTTAAAAGTATGGCTTTACCGTAAATAACTGTGGTACTAGTGGTTGTTAAATTAGCTGATGCAGTTTTTATAGTCATACATTAAGTCCCAATAGTGAAAGATATTTCAGGTGCATCGGCGCTGACAGTTTTAATAACATTCCCGCTTGCATCTTTAATTTGCATATATCCACTTCCTCTTTCAATTGGCACTGATGATTTAACAACTAATCCAGTTTCAGCCAACGGGGTTGGCGTATTTGTTGATGGCAATGCTGATTCAGGCACAGCACCACCATCCACTACCCAAGTCACTGTGGTGCTGTCAGAGATAGCAGTATTGCCGCTGTCAGCACAGGCATTTTTCACACAGTTGGCTGACATATTAATATAATAAGTCGCACCTTTGTCAAAATCCACAGTTGCATTCACATACAGACTGCTGCCTGCAACCCAAACTAATTCACTAACTTTGTTAGCGGCAAAAGTCTGAGCCAAGTTTATAACTTGGTGAGTTGTGTCTATTAGTCCACCCTTCTTAATAGTTATCGTTCCGCTTGATTGTAGCACTATAGGCTGGTTATACATTAACCTAATATTAGATTGTTTCCATACCGCAGTGTGTTTTGGTTTGGCAGGATACTTTGTTTCAGTTTCATATTTTACCAATGCCATTGGTTGTGTGTTGGCACATGGATTTTTGCTGTGGCCACGAGGCGCTGGCACCACTGTTATCTCTGGCACACCTGTGTGAAAATTCCATATAGTTGGAGTTGTGATTGCAGGACTTTTATAAGTGGTCTCAGGAGCCGACAACGGATTTGCAGTGACTATTCCTTCATCCATTAAGATATAGTAGTCAGTGCCTATAACACGAGTATTGAATGAAATCTTAACAATATTTTTATCTATTGTTACTGCACTTGCACTAACTGTTTGTACTAAGGTTCCGTTTGATTTATATAATTTAATTGAGCCTGAACCTTTACTTGGATCGGCAAATAAACTATTGGTGATTGTGAACCAATAGTCTCCTGTGATAGGTGCCAAATCGCTGGCAACTGTTGCCAATGCATCTTTGTTTGTTGACCTATCAGTAGGAAAATATGCCAAAGACAAATAGTTAGTGGCTGTGCCACCACCACCACCGCTTGCACTTGGAACCCAGTTGGAACCATTCCACACAAGGTAATCGCCTTCGGAAGGTGCAACACTGGATGTATCCACATCGCTGAGTGCGTCAATAGTTCCGCCTGTAGTTGTACCAAGTTGTCCAGCGGCTGCTTGTGCTTTGATATCAACACCCGTTTCATCTGCAAACACACTGAATATCTTATCAAACAGTGTGCCACTGCCAGTTGTGCCTGAGAACAATTTATCCACATTGTTCAGCAATGTCAGCAGGCCCAGTCCCATGGCCAAGCCATTGATGCTGGCTGGTGTATCACTCACTGTGTCCGCAACTACCTTGGGCACATAAGCAACTAATCCGCTTGGATCACTGAATGGGCCGCTGGTGATGTTGTTGGAGCCACGCACCTTGATAAAAAAATCACTCTGGCTCAGTGGACTATAAACATAAGTCAACACATCATCTTCAGTCAGCAAACTGCCATTAGGGTTACTCAGCGTGGCAATTTGTGTATAGTTCCTACTGGCATCATTGTTGATGCCAGTATCAGTTGTGATCCAATATTCAATAGTGTCCACAATGCCACTGGGGACCTCTGCCGCAATGTTTATACGAGGAAGGTTACTTTCTTCTGTTTTGGTTATAATTGGAGTATTGGCCTTGCCAATAGATCCAATGCCCAAGATGCCGCCGTCAGTGACCACGGTGTATTGAGTAATATTATATGTGTAAACATCAGCTTCATATTCCAAGCAGGTGAACTCAAGCTCAATGGTATTTCTGTCGCTGTCTATCTCTGCCACAGTGATAATACGGAATATTTTATTAGTGAAACCATAGATTGCACTGGTTACATCTATCAGTTCGCCTGACTTCAAGTTGATGTAACTAAAGTCCGCACGGAACTGTATAATTTTATCCACACGGGCTTGCTTCAAAGCCTGCAGGCCAATTTTGGTGGCCACTACCTGTTTGTTGGTAAATGGCAATGTTATTTCACTGCTGGTGGCAACTTCATTGCCGTACCAGTCGCCACTTGGAATACTGACCTTGACAAAGTCCGATTTGTCTAAGATATCTGTATTTTGATATGTGACTTTGTAACTGTTGCTGAGTTGTTTGAGACTGGTGCCGCTGATTGAAATATCGTCCAGTATGTTGCTGTCGGTGAAACTGGCCACACTGCTGCCAGCACGGTTGATAGTGATGCTCCACTTGCCAGTGCTGATGTCATAGCCTAACCAACTGCTGGCACAGTCAGCCATGGATTTGATATTGCTGATGACATTTTGAGTTGTGTCCACAATGCCATTTAAATTTATAGGACTGTTCACACTGGCGTTGGCAGTGCTGGTGTAGGTAAAGCCTGTGGTGGCAAAAGTATTCAGAGTAACAAAACTGCTGTCTAATTCAGCAGAAGGTATGGCCGCGCCATATCGGGTGTTGGTCATGTAATCGTATATCACATCACCCGGCAATTTCATACTGGATGAAATATTAAATGTACACTCTGGAATACCAGTAATATTTTTATCTTTGCTGTAAGTAACTTCTACCACAGCATACAGTAATCCAGTCATTGGATGTGTGGCCTGAGTCCAACCCGGCATTACAGTGTAACTTGCTGGAGTTGTTCCGCTTTTGCCACTGGGTTGTAATGGCGTGGTGCCAGCATAGAAATAAACTTTGATCAAGTCTCTAGCACTGATATCTTGGTTACCACCGGCATCCACTGTGTAGTCAACAGTAAAGCCGTCTGCTTTGAATATTACTCGATTGTTATCCAAGTAAACATTTTTAAATGTGTAAGCAGTAGCGGCACTGGTGCTGAGTAAATTACCTGTGACTTCTGCCAGCGCCAAACAGTATGTCATTTTTTTGTAATCTGCGGCCAGCACAGCGTCAGTGATGTTGCCGCCAAAGTATGCTTCGCCGTACAACACAGGTATTTGATTGTCTGGGCTTGGATTTAATTGTAACCTTGCACCTTTATCCTCTTCTTCTTTTTTCTTCTTTGGATCAACACTGGGCCCAATTAATTCGCTGGCTCGTATCAGTAATGCTGTTTTTACCAATGAACCAACAACGCCGCTGCCTGCTACAAAATCAAAAGCATCACTAAAAAATCCCATTATGGTGCTCCGAAATTAAAGTTGCTGTTGGCCAATGCCTGCACACGACTCATACTGCTTTCACCAGGAAAGTCATTGGCATTGGTCTTTCGGCCGTTTATTTTTCTAGTCAGCATTTCAAATGTGCTGGCACAGGTCAAAGTAATTGTGCTTTTTGCAACACCCGAGCCAGTATCAACACTGTCTGTGATAGCATAATTGGTCACAATGCCTTTGAATCTATCATACACAGACACGCTGGTTTCTAAATAAATTGGTTGGTGGGTTGTGGCATCAAAGAACGCACGACTGATTGTGATAGTACTGCCTTTGATGTCTTGTGCCAATATGTCAGTGATACTGCTGGTTGGTACACCGCTGAGATTCACAGTGAGTTCGCCTGCGGTGGTTGTGAGTTCACTCAGTGTGTTACTGATGCTGAGCAGTTTGCCAATGTTAACATAACTGTTGCCGGCATGAGTTATGGATTGGTTAAAGTCAGTGAGGTAAGCAGTATCAAAATTAGGAACTGCCCATTTGATCAGCACTGCACTTTCAATACTTTTATAACTGGATAAATCTATCATACTCTATTCTCGTAGAACACAAATGGTCCACTCCAGGAAACCAAGCCGCCTTCCACAATGGTAAATGTTGGATATTGCACACATATGACAGTCCACGAAACATTGGAGCCAACTATCAGGGCCTTGCTGGAGCCTGAAGTTTCGTCTACAGGTCTATTCAGTGTTACTGCATTGCTGTTGAAAGCCACATCAGCGGCCACAGTGTAAACATTGCCAGTGCTGGTAATTTGTATTAGGTCACCTGCCTTAAATTTAAAGCCTGAGCTGGTGGTTGGGCTTGTGGTCAATGTGATAGCAGTTGAACCTTTTGTAATTGTGGCCACAAAGCCTGTGGAGTTCACACTGTTGCCTTGATAGGCCGCAAGGTATGATTGTCCGCCAGAACTTAGACTAATTGATCCAGTGGCCACACGACCCAGGGCTTCTGCCTTGCTGACATCAGTGCGAATATCAATCCAACGCAGGCCATTTGGCAAGTTAACTGTGAACTTCCAAATTGCACTGCCTCTGCTACTGGCCCGCACAGTTTGATTGCGTGTAATAGTTTGTCCAACTACTTGTTGTCTATCTAATGATAAACTTTCTGCTTTGTCTATGATCCATTGAAAACTCATGCTCTTGCTCCGGGTAATCTTCTACGGCCTTGCTCAGCAACAGCGTGTAGGAAGGTTGGGTCTTGTGCCAACATTTGTTTGAAACTCATAGCATCCACAGCATTGATATTGTAAATCACTTGTTGGCCGCCTACAGCACTGCCACTACTCATCGCATTGTTGGGTATAATAGTGCCAGCAGTGTTGGGTATGAAAACTTCGGGGCCCTCTTCCCCGATAATGTACGGAGTATTTGCACTTACTGGGCCGCCTCCTGCTCTGCCCAACAAGCCACCAAAGAATCCACCAACACCTGTGATTAACTTGGTAGCTTCCGATTTGAGTTGTATGCGAATCAAGTCGCGGATAATACTGTCTCGGAAGTCTGCAAATTTAAATTTACCTTTGTCAATAAAGTCATCAATGGCTTTGTCAATGTTTTGTGTAAAGGATGAAAAGGATTTCTGTATTTGCAATGAAGCATTTTCTGCATCGCTTCTCCACTGGCTCCAAGCCAACTGCCAGCCTGTTGTGAATTCTCTGCTTTGATCTATCAACCTCTGTGTGCCATCAATTAATGGTTGATTGGTTTGAGAAATTTCATCGCGTATCTGTTTTTGTCTTTGCAAATCCAAAAGAATTTGTTTGCCGTTTTCATCCACGCCCAGTAGGCCCTGCTCTTTAATTATTTGCTGTTGTGCTAGTAATTCGTTTTGTGTTTTGATATCAGCAATAGTTTTTTGGTCCGAAGTCATGGTTAGCTTGGCCATTTCAGCTTTTAAATTGATACTGGCTATCTCAGCATTGTTGATTAATTCTTGACTGAACTGTAGTTGTTCCAATGCGCTTCTTCTTTTTTGGAAGCCTGCTATGTTCTGATCCAAGAATGCTTTGTCTAGGTCAGCTTGTACTTGAATGTTTTTTATTGCATCATTGTTGAACTCGATCTTTTTATCTCTATTTGGATCTTGGGCATCAGTTAATAATTTTAATTTTTCAGTTGCTTGTGTTAGTTCGCGAATTTTTTCAGTTGTGCGTTGTTCCAAGTCATAACGAGCCTGTGCGGCCTGTGATTGGTCACGGCCAAGACCCAACAGCTTTGTTTCTAATGCTAATCTATCTGTAACATTGGTATTGCTTTGTGTAAATGCTTGTACTTGTTGTGAAAGATTCATTGAAACATCGCTCATGATGTTTCGATTCTTTTCGTTGTTATTTTTCATATCAAGGAAAAGTTTATCAAGTACAACTGCATCTTCTGTTTGTTTTGCCAACTCATCTCGTTGTTGTTTCATGATGGCTAACCTGCCACCTTCTTTCTTGGCAGCTTCATCGCCGCCTTGAGCAATGGTTGTTTCAAGCACAGCAATTTCTTGATTTATTTTTAGTAAGTCTGATTTGTGTTTGGCTTCTGCATCAAACAAACCAAGTTTTCTTGTTTTTTCTTGTTCACTGGCGCCCACCAAAGCCATTTCTAATTGTAGTCTTGCTTGAGCCTGTTGATTAATTTGTTTTTGGAATTCGTAACTATTTCTCAAAGCTAATTCTTGTGCCAGCCAAGGCTTCAAGTCTTGCGGAACATTAGTAACTGGCGCTTCGGGGTTATCCAGTCTACGGGGATCGTTTGGCATTGTGGGTCTGCCGCGCTCAATGTCTGGCAGCTTGGGACTCATGCCAAACACACTACGCATCTTGTTGGCAATCTTGTCCAGTGTGCTGTTAATGGAATCATAAATGCCACCAGCCCATTCTTTTGCCCATGCATAACCTTTGGAGATGCTGCCAGTTATTTCATCTCCAAATGCTTTCCATATCAGTGTGGCAGCTGTCAAGGCCGCTGTGACTGCGGCAACACCTATAGCAATTACACCCCATACTGGAGCGGACAAAGCCGCGGCCACTGGCAAAAATATAGCACCTATACGGAATAAAATTATGCCCAAGCTGGTAAATGCACCAGTGATTGTGGCCATTACACCAGCAAGTAAGCCGCCAGTGGCGGCTGTTGCTGCCATTGTTGTGCCAGCGGCACCAGTGGCCACTGTTAAGCCGGCAGTGCTTGCAGCCAAACTGGCTTGTGCAACTGCAAGTTGTCCGCTGGCTATTAATAACGCTCGTCTGGCAGCGGCCAGTTCAGCTGTTGCCACAGCGTTTGCTTGCAAGCTGACTGTGTCAGCCAGTCGTGCTCTTGCTTCAGCTATGGTTGCTTCTAAACTTATAACACGGGCGGCAGCTTCTGCTTGTTTAACACGAATAAAATTTACTTCGGCCGCAGTCAGTCCAACAAGTGCACCAGTGGCAATTCCAGTTGCCGCGGCTTGTGCTGACATTGCTCCAGCGCCTGCTGTGAATAACCCCACTAAGGCTTTAAAAGCATTGATAGTGCTTGTGGCAACCATTGCGGCCAGGCTGGCCGCAGTTGCGGCCATTGCACCTGCTAATCCCAAGGCCGCAATATAAGCAACATTGGCTCCTCCAGCAATACTGTTGAATGCTTCCAGTATGGGTGCTATGAGATTCAAGAAAGCATTTTTAATATTCTTTGCAGTTTCTTCCAGCTTTTTGTTGGCTTCACTGGCCTGTACGGTACTGGCCGCAAGGTTGCCCATTTTGCCATTGGCTTGGTCAAGACCATCCACAAAGTCGCCCACGCTCATGGTCTTTAAACTGCGTCCAGCAAGACTCACACCTGCTACTTTGAAACTGGCATCGCCTGCGTTGGCGGCCAACACACGCATCATCTGGTTGAAGTTTTCCAAGTCTGTATGAGCGGCTCTGAATTCTTCAGTCAATCCAAACTTTTCTAATTCAGCTTGTGCTTTGGCACTGCCATTACGGGCTTCTTCCAAACTGCCTTGGAATGTTGCTAGAGCCAAGCCCATTTGTTCAGTACTGCGGCCTGCTTTCTTGAATCCAGCTTCTACTTCTAATATCTTTTCTACACTGACACCAAAGCTCTCACTCAAGTCTTTGATAGCATCAGCACTGGTCAATAAGTTACTGATAAAAGCACCAATGGCAATGCCAGTTATGGCAGTGGCAACACCATTCATTTTGTTGGCAAGGTTGCTGGCACCATCTGCTAGTTTTGAAACAGCACCTTGCATGTTGCCAAAGCCCATGACACCGGCAGCACTGGCTGAGGTTGTGGTTTGTCCAAACTTTTTAACTTGGTCGTCAGCGTTCTTGATACCACGCTGGAACTGTGCGTCATCCAGTTCAAGTGTTACGGTGCTTATGCTTTTTGCCATGACTAATTCCTGTTATCTAAAATTGCTGACCTGCCGTGCAATGCTGTTGTTGTATTCTTCTATTGCGGGTTTGCTCATACCATCGGGTGCCTGTTTTGACCAACCATCATCCAGATAAGATGCATACTGATAGTTAGCAATAATAGACTTGGCAGTTTTTGTGGTGTGTGCTTTGGCGTACCCAGTGTCTTTTGGAGTTATTGTTTTGAACACACGAAAAGCATCATTCCATGCCTGTTTGGGTATGGCTTGCAGAGCCCTGGACCTTTCAGTTAATCCATTTTTAAATTTCGCTTTCATATTTTTTTACTCCTTCCACCATTTTTAACAATTGCTCTTGAGTCAACTTTGGAGCAGGACGACTTGCACTAGAACTTTCTTCGTTTTTGGCTGCCCTATAACTCATAGCAGTATTACAAATGAAAAGATCAAAAGTACTAGCAGTCTTGATAACTTCGGACGGTAATTTACCATACCTTTCGCTCATTGTGTCCAGCATCAGGATAAAGCGTAAATCAGTACTTTCGTCCTTGATCTCTCCATTGGTTACTTTCCCAAATGTTCAACAACCTTTTGTATTACTTTGGTCATCAAGTCATTTGGCAGTACTAGACCTTTTCCGGTAATTTGTTTACCTTCTTCGTCCAGTATTAAATCATCCAACATCACCACAGCTGATTCATAATCTGTGTTAATGGTTGTGGCAATCTTGATAAATTTTGCCAAGGGTTGACGATCGTAGATAAAAAAGTCAAGTTCGTCTCCGTATTTGACTTTTGTTTCTTCGTCGTCAATTGTGATTTTAATTAGGCTAGGTTTAGCCGCAAGTTCTGATAGTTTCATCTGTTAATCCTTTTGTCTGTTGATCAGCGTGTTTACCACTGCAAGTGAGAAGCTGAGTCTACTTGCTATCTTTTCTATATCACCTTTTGCACATTTTAATTCGTTGCTGGTTTTGGCCAGCTCGGATAACAAGCTAAGATGTAATTCGTGGGCGGTCTTTGAATCTAGTATGTCCATATATCTTCCTTATACATTACTTATCCCATGAGGCGGAAATAGGGGCAATAATGCCCCTATTCTTGCGACCTAATTTAGATTAGGTTGCTGTAGTTGTAGCTACTAGGTATTCGCCAGTCACTGTGATAGTGATTGGAGTAACCCATACTGGTGCGTCAGCAGATACAGTTGGTGCTAGACCAGTGATGTATCCTTGACCCTTGACCCAACGGTCGCCAGTTACGCTGGTATCTCCGTCTGGAACACCGTCCAAGAAACGCAAAGCAAATGCGATCTTGGTTTTGTTACGGCTGCAACCCAATATTCCTTGGACTGCAATAGCGGTGCCTGCGGCTGCGTTTACAGTGGTTCCAAAGAATGTGGTTGGATCAACAACTATGTTCATTGATAATGAGTTAGTTGAAGTTGTTGCTACTTGTAGTTTAGCTGAGGAATCAAGTTGACTCCATGTAAACACATCGTTTGCCGCGTTGATAGTTACATCTTGTAATGCAGGAACTGTTAAAGTAGTTCCCATTGCGATGCCTGTGACTACTCCGCTAGTCTCTGTAATAACAGCACTTGGGCTTGCGGCTCCAACTGTGTTGATATACAGAACTACTTGCGAATTAGTATTGCCAGGACTTGGTGATGAATATGCCATGATGTGGCTCCTTTAATTGGTTATAAATTTTCTAAAACTGAATTCTAATTGCGTTACCATGGCATCTTCCTCATAAGTCACAGAGACCTGGCATAGTTTTTGACTGTATGTTTCAGTCCCTACAGCAGTTCTTGCGCCTTTGAGTTGTGTCACAGTTTGATCGTAATCAGTTAATACTTTCTTTGCGTCGTTTACGAAGTACACACTGACTGTTGTTATCTCGTCCACAGCACCTGAACCATCTAAGGTATCAATTACCGGACTTTGAGAAGTTTGTGCCGCATCCACATAGATAGTCTTTTTGTTTTTTAGATAAAGATCCGTGCTGTTGGTTTGGTATGGTAATTCATTGCTGATTAACACACTTTTCAAACCCAGTGCGCGGATGTAATTATAAATTACAGTTCTCATCTTACTCTCTTGAGACTATATTTGCCAACGGTTTTTTCACTTGCGGAAATAGAACCACTGCCATCAAAGTCATACCAGTCACCTGCGGTAATGATCTCAGCCAACAATGCTTCGAACTTGGCTTGGTAAAAACCAATCTTTGCTCGTTCTGCATTGTCTTCTGTGCTGAAATCAGCTACCTTGGGTAAAATATAATAATACAGGCTGTGCATCACACACAGGTCTGTAAAGTCATCTTGTCTGGCTTTGACCTTACTGGCATTCAACGCAGGAATATCACTGGCATCACTGTAGCTAAAGCCTGGTGTGAGGTCAACATACATTGATTTCCACCAGTCAGTATTTCTAATGATCGTTAATATCCTTTGTGTGCTCTTCTCCAACAAATTCTCAATAACATTGTCAGTAAGCCCTTCGTTCGAGTCAAACACTCTTGCGTCTGTATCAAGTACATCCTGATACTCAGCAAAACTTGTTGTGACTGAATTGTTTATAATGAAGGGCATTGTGTGCTCCGATTAAGTCAATGAGCTGTCAAACTTCAATGCACGACCTAGTGCATCTTGTAGTTCGCCAACACCGTAATGGCAACTTGCTACAATTTCTGTACTCAAGTAGTCAATACGACGAGCAGTTTCGATTTGGACATCACCAATCAAAGCCAAGCCTAATGCGTCACGGTGGAACACAGCACCTGGGAAGTCACCAGCGTTAGTTACATAATCAATGTTAGCTGTTTCATAGATTGGAATACCAGCTAATTGCATTACATAACCTTGACGCATTGCTTCATTACCAACTTCACTGTAAGCACCCATTGAGAACGCGGCAGTGCTTCCACCCAGTGTCAATGCGGCTTTCAAGTCATAAGCAATTTCAGGATGCAATACACAAACCATACCGTCCATAGCAACACCAGCACCACGCAGTTTTGCAACTGAGTTGAAAATGCTTGCGGCAGTTACTTGACCTGTATAGTCGCCTACACCAGCTGAGAAGCCAGCGAACAGTGCTGTTAAGTCTTTGTCAATCTTACGGGCCATACCTTCACCGAACAAACGGCCTAGGTCAGCTACTACATTGCTAGCACTTGAGGCAACTGACAAGTCAGAAACCATAGTACGGATAGCGTTAGTACTAACAGTCAATGTAACACCACCAGTGGATACTGCTGTGTTAGAGATCAAGTCACCTTCGGTCAATGCGGCTGCATCAACTTGTGGGTAAATTGGAACTGTTACTGTTTTACCTTGGCCTGCACCAAGTGTATAATTTTTTACGAGACCACGCATGATGCTTCTCTCGTTTGCTACGAACATTGCTTCAGCAACAATTGCTGGTAACAGGTCGTTTAATGTTGTGGTTGTTGAACCGGCCATGATATATTTTCCTTATAATGTTAGGCGATACCGTTCTTCTTGCGGTGTTCCGCATAGAGTTTACGGTGCTCTGGATTTTTCATATCCAATTTTGTAATATCAATCCCTTGTGTGTTATTTTGACTCACATTGGATCGGGTGTGTGTTGTGGCAGGAGCGGCAGCTCTAAAATGCGGATTCGAATCCAAGAATTCACGCACTAAATCATCTACCCCAATTGGAACGCCAGTATCAGTATAACGCACTGATCCTTTCTGATCCACTACTTCAACATCACCATCAGCATTCAATCGAACACTCTGAGCCACCAATGCCCGGACTTGATCAGCGTTCACAGCACTGTATTTGGCTGCGGCACTGATAATAGGCGTATGGATCTTGTATTCTTTTATAATGCTGTCTCTCTTTTGTATTTCAGCTTCCCACTTGGCAGCTTTTTCTTGAAGTGTCTTTTCAAATTCACCACGCTTGAGTTGTCCTTCTACCTGACGCTTTTCAGCTTCAGCTCTGAGACTGCGTAGTTCCTCTGGGTCACCTAAACCCTCATAGGGTTTGAGCAACTTCTTTTCCAATGAACCCTTCATACGGGCCATCATGTTGTCTACTTCTTGCTGACTATATGTTTTGCTTGCCTGATTTTCAGTATCGCCTGTAGCATCAGTTGCTGTGTCGTTTGCCAATGTTTGTTGTTCGGTCATTGTAACCTCGCCTCCTTAAGAGTTTGTGTAATATTTATGTCATAAGCACCGGAATGGGCCTATAATGGTATATTACTTACCAGATCCGCTCCCGGCATGTTATTTTTTGTTCATGTGGACAAGTTAACTTATCACGCAAGTGTGCCAATGTGTTACGGTCTTGCTGTATCAGTACTGACACTGGAGTAGCATAGTCACCATAACCCGGATGTGAAAACAACCACTCACAGTGGATATCTTGGGAGTCCAGTTCTTCTGCCATGGCTTGCACTATGCTGTTGGGGTAATCCACAATGTACATTCTGGCCTGTAGGTTGCCTAGTGGCAACACAGTGTCCGTGTCAGTCCAGTTCACAATGCCAATAGCACCTTGCCGATAGGCTCGCAAACTCCAAGGGCATTCCGTTTGGATACTCTCGAAGTATGCTAACCAATCAACGCTTTGGTGGCTTTTTACCTGTGCCACGGCCTCTTCCTCTTCCCATATGATTCTCCTTATTTGTCGTCATCGTGATAATAACCCAATGCCGCGTACTGCAAATGTTCAGTTTCAGTACGAGCAATGTATTCTGTTCCTGTTGCTGGATCTGTCATGATATGCGGTTCGTACACAGTTTGGGCTGGTAAACCCACAGCCGCATTCACCATCTCTTGGGCAAACAATATGTCTTCTTCTTCGCCCAGCAGTTCCACAATGCGTCCATCAATAATATTGAACACCTTGGGATTAGTGGCAGCACTCTTGGCTTTGACCAATTGGTCTATTTCTTTTTGTGTATCACGCATGTTGAAACTGCCGGGATAATCTATTTCGCCCGCCCAAGCATAGCCCATGTACTCTGCAAATAACTTCCATAACTGTTCTTCGGCAAGTTCAATGTTGTCTGCTTTTTCGCTCAGTCGTGCATTGAGTAATTGGAATTCAGTTTCCATAGCAACACCTGACATTGTTCTGCTTTCAGTGGCACGCACAGCACCAGTGTTGGCCATCTTGTCTATTGACGCAATGGTGTTCTTGATGGATTCATAAATGCTACTCACACTCGCACCTGTGTGCTCCAACAAGAAAGGACGCAGCCCCGGATCCAAGTTCTCTGGCATATGGATAATACTGCCTGAGCCAGTGCCTGCTTGTGTCTCGGGTGTTTTAACCAAGCTAGGGTGGCTGTCCATGCGTATTGTTTGACAAACTTCTGAAGTAAAATTATATATGGCACGCTGGGCGTCTGCAATATCACAGATGTCACTGACACCAATGCCACGCACACTGGAGCGGCCGTTGTATGCAATGATAGCAGGAATCCGTCCCAAGCCATTGGGCTCTATCACTTCTGAATTCATAGTGTTGTCTTTGAGGTTCACTATAACTGTCTTGATCATCTCAGGATACCATTCTTTCACCACATGCACATCACCGTTGACTTCTTCAATGTACTTGAAGTAACTTAATTCAAATCTGCCACTGGGCATACGATCCCACTTCCAGTCCAATACTACCAAGGGTGTTAACAAACTCACATAAGGGCGTATGCCCATGGCCTGTTCATCAGCACGAGTCACAGCACCCATGTAAGGCTTAACGCACATGATCCAGCAGTGTCCAAACACTGAGCTCCAAGTTGTTACATCTTTCATGAATGCGTTGAGGCTACGGCCATCCATGTCAGCATCCTTCAAGAAGTCTTCTACCTCTGGCATACCTTCTAATGATCCAAGTTCTCTATCCGGCTCTTCACGGAACAAGAAGCTGTTGTAAACGCTGATAACGCTGGCACAATGGTTATCCAGTGGAGTTTCACGCAGCCGGGCTTTGTATTCGTTTTCTGTTTCCAATTGATATTTCACCAAGTGCCCAGCTTGCCTATAGTCTTCTCCGCCCAAGTATGACTCCAGCCAGAACTGCCACTGTGCCTTCATGTCGTTGTACCAAGTGTTGCCTTGCACACTTTGGCTAATCTGATTTTGTAGTAGGGTTACTGAACTCATTGTGTTTTCCTGTTATGTGATACCATGGCCCCAGCGTTTGACAGCTTCGGGCTTGGTGTCTCGTTTGATTGGGAACATGTAGTCTATGCAGTACGACGCCGCATCAAACATATGGTCCCATTGTCCTTTGTCAGGAACCTGTGTTCCTTCTTTGTAGCAATATTTTTCTAAACTCTCAATAGTGTATTTACACTTTGGATCAATAAACATGTGCCTAACACCATCCGTTGAGCACAGTCTGGCGTTGTAACTGTTGATACGATCCCTGACTAAGTTGTGTCTTGCTGGTGCCTTGATAGTAAATCCAGCGTTGCGTAAGATTGTAAAATCCGTGGCACCTGACGCTGAAGTCCGACGCTGATTACCACTTGGGTCCGGGAAGCAGATGATCTGGCTTTTCGGATATCGTCTAAGTATTTCTTCCGCAACTTCTTGGGTATTAGAATTAAGCATATGGATTTCGTCAATTTGATACATCTCCTTTCCTAACTGTACAAAAATTGCGGCTGTGCAAGGACTGGTGTTGAAGTCCATGCCAATGTGCAAGATTCGTGTGTCTGGATTAGGGATTGTTTTTAAGTTCAAGTCCCTTGAAAAATTGTATGCTATAACACCTGAGAATGTTTCCCAAGTTGCTTCGAACTCTTGGCGGTAAGTTCGTTCGTCCATTTCTACCTTGGCAGCATCCAGTTCAGTTTGCTTGACGAAGCCACCTTGTGCAGTGGTGTACTGAAAACTCTGCCATGACTCTGGATGTTCTTCAGCCATCAAAAACAATTCATAAGCATGGCTGTTCTTGCCTTTGGGGGTTCCTATCAGCAGTGCTCCACCTTCGGAGTCTGCCAATGCTGGACGGATTACTTCTGGAAACAAATAAGGATCACAGTCAGCTATCTCATCTATGGCACAGAAGGCCAACTTGGCTCCACGCAAACTATCAGGAGCATCCGATCCTTTCAGTGCAATGCTGGATCCATTCTTCAAGGTAATCTCTAGGCTAGACTCATTGATCTTGTCTACCCAGCGTAGGTCCAGTAACTTGTGTTTCAGTTGCTTCCAGGCCACCATCTTGATTGATCTGTATGTGGGACCTATCATCCACACATTCACATTGGGTTCTCTAGCATGGTAACACAGTTCACGAATAGCCAGGGTAGTTTTTCCCATACGCCTTCCAGCTATTACCACCTTAAAGCGTTTTTTTGAGTTCACTATCTCTTGTTGTGGCTTACTCAGTGGCATCAGTTGAACACGATCCTGCAAAACTCCTGGGCCAGCCACATGCCAATACCAATCACAAAGCCGCCTATGATCAAGGCTACAATCTGTGTGAATAGTTTACCAGCTTCAGCCATTATTTGAACACACCCTGCCAGTCTATTTGTGTTGATATCCAACCCAACAGCACAGCGGCTATTGCGGCAGCACCCATGATGTAATTCTTGAGATCTCTGAGATTGTCCAGCTTGGCCATTACCTTACCATGATCTTCACGGTTCTCTTCCCGCATTGTGATCACAGTTTCTTTTAGATCATCTACTTTTGTTTCCAGGATTGCTACTCTTTCTGTCACATTGGGTTTAGTCGCCATGTTCATCATCCGTCCAAGGTAGGGGTTTGTTGTCTTCTGTGTTGGTGGGCGTTTCTTGTTGGCCAAGAATATTTTTCCCCAGCCATATCAGCATGGCAGCATTGCCATCGTTGGCCACACGCAGTTGGCTTTGTCTTAATTTCTGTTTTAGTTGGCTACGAGCTTTTTGTAGATAGACACTAAAATTATATTTCAGCGTACTTTCACTGACTTCAAACCATTCAGCTATTTCTCTATCTGGACAGCCCATCATGGCCAATTTGTACACATCATCTGGAGGCACTACCTTACGGCTTTTGCCACGGCCCACAATCAAGCCTTGCTTGGTTACTTCGCCCCATTTGGGATCCAAGCGTTCAGGATACAGCCATGTGGGGCATTCACCTGATTGTTCAGGTGCTTGCTCGGGTTCTGTTTGTGTAGTGGATTGGGGTGCATGTAAGGTCATGGCACCGCCGTCTATGATGTTTTGTGTCATATGATATTTAGCGACACCAATGAAAAAGCCCTGAATATTTGACTACTCAGGGCGATTCCATTTTAAGTTAAGGATATTTACAATGTCCGGAACTACTCGGACGCATTTATTTATCTAGGTTTGAATTGTTCTGAGATGTCTTTGAATCGGCTTTGGTGTTGCAGTTGTTGAATCAGCAGAGTCTGTTCTCGCATGAGGTTACCCAAGACCAATTGGTTGTGTTGCAGTTCACGCACATACTGTTCCAAGTTGTGGGTTCTGTCATTCAATTGTATCAATAGGTCATATGGATCTATATTTTGTTGGAACATGCGTTATTTACGCAAAGTCACAGCATACTCAGTGCCCGCAAACAGCTTGTTCCAGCGTTCTATGGGTGCCAGTGCAAAGTCTTTCAGTTCGCCGTTGCGTTGTGTGCCACTGGCTTCGCGAGTCATGTCAGTTATGATGTCCACTATGCTACGGTTTTGTCCCGTGGTGGTCTTGAAACCTTTAAGTGGCGTTTGTACAAAATCAATCCATTCTGGATCCAGTTCCATTGCATCAGCTATTTCAGTCACTACCCAGCGTATATGATTACACAATGCAGTTCTTTGATCTGGTGTTTGTTTCACATAGGTAGTGGCATATTTCACACCCGGGCGTGGTTCCATATGACTCAAATATCTGTAGTTTATTTCACGGGGTTCTTCTAAATATAACATGGTTTACCTCGAAGTTATCACAGCTTGTTTACGGCCTTGCATGTCACGGATCACACCTATCTGCTTGGGATTACCCACTTGGCAGTATGCTGGCACTTGGTAACCCTCTGGTCTATTCAGTTCTGGTCTATTCAGTCCACTCTGGCAACTGTCTTGACGGTCAAAGTGGTTGGCCAACCATTGCGGAGGAGTTGCACAACCAGTTAGAATCACTGTCACTGCCAATATAATCAGTTTCATTTTTTAGTCTTTCTTTTGTGTATGTCCATGCCACGAGTTCGACGCTTGCCCAAACCCACTTTTTTTTTATTAATTTCAGCCAAGTACTCCTTGCGGATTCTCAGTTCACAATTGA